CAGATCGAGTTCATCATGTTGGCCAGGTTCAGGTTCAGAAGGCTGAACACGGCGGGCGGCCCGACGTTGAGCACGTCGATGTTCTCCATGTACTCGGGGTAGATCGCCGCGTAGTACTTCGGGTCGAACCGAGTTCCCGCGATGGTCTGCACCTTGTCCAGGTTGAACTGCTGGCCGATCCCGTAGCTGCTGGTCAACAGCGGAGCGTACAGGAAGGTCTGTTGCATTGTGGAACCACCGCCGAAGGTCGTTAAGCAGTGATCCCTGATATACGCCAGGAACGCCACGTCGTTGAAGAAATTATCCTGGACGACATTCGGGAAAATTTCGAATAACGTGGTCGCGCTGAGCTCGTCTAAGGCGGGATCGTAAGCCATTTCCTTTTCCTTGATTCAAAATGCCTGGACGAACTTCGCCCCGGCGGGTTAATGGTTGGCCCCGGCGTTACCCGGAGCGTACTTGTGCGACACCAGGGCCTCGGTGGCTCGCTGAATCGCACTTGCCTGGTTCTGCTGCCGGCTGTTCAAGGGGGCCTTATTCCCGCCCTTGTTGGCCGCCGCCTGGAAGATTGCGCTGGGCGGGGTGACGATGCCGAAGGCGTTGACTTGCTGTTCGCTGAGTTTCTTCGCGTTAATGGCCGCTTCTTGCGCGCGCCCTTCCGCCCGGTATTGCTCGGCTTCGTTTTCCTTACGCTTCGCGGTGGCTCCGAACTTGTCATCCCACACCTGGGTCGGCGATCGGCGCTGCTTCACGGCGTCGTCCAGGATTTCCTTCATGATGAGCGGCTTGTCGGGGAACAGTTCCATGTGCTGCCGCATCACGTCGTGCAGTTCGACTTCGAAATTCACGTTCGTCCGGAACAGGGCTTCGAGGGCGCCGATGCGCTTGTCGAGGTCTGGCGATACAGCCACTTCGCCGTTGTGCGGCTGCTTAACCGGCGGCTGCACGGTTGTCTCGCCGAACAGTTCCTTCTCGGCGTCGATTCCGTACACCTGTCCCAGAGTCTTTGCTTTCGCCTGGATCGCGGCCAGCCGGCTTTCGGCTGCTTCGCGCTCCTGCTGGGCCGTCAGGAATTGCCCGTTCATGCGCACCCTGTCGGCTTCGAGCTTGTCCTTGAATTCATCGAGTTCCTGTTTTGCGGCGGCGATTTCCGCCTTGCCGCTGTTCATCTTTCGGTCGTAATCCGATTGCCTGAGTCCGCTTTCCACGTACTGCTGTAGGCCGGTGGCGACCTTCTCGTTCGCAATGAGCTGCGCAACGAGTTGCGGGTCCGCTCCGAGTTCCGTCAGATTCTTCACTACCGTTTCGAATGCCATTTTGGCTCCTTCCCTTTCGGGCTGCGGATTTCATCGGGCTGCGCCATTACCCCATTGCTCCGGTCGGGGGTTGACTTCCCGATGTCGAACTTCCAACTATGCGAACCAGCATCCGCGTCAGTCCAGCCTTCAGCGCCATGCCTTCCTGCGCTGCTGCGGGGAACTGCTTGGTGATTCCGTCCAGCGCTTCGCCGATGGAACGAATCTGGAGATTCACAGATTCCATTTGCTGCTTGCGCAGTTGTTCCGTGGTCATGCGGGCGCCTTGCTGCTGAACCCCCATCATGCCTGCGTAGGCCGAGAGGTCCTGACCGGAGGATTGTCCCTGGGGCTGTTCAGTTGACGGGAATGGTTGCGGGCTGGTCATTGCTTCTACTTCTTGCCGCGCTTGATCCCGCCGCTTTTCATCGGCGAGTTCAGCTTGGCGGACTTCTTGGCTCTCTTCATCGCCTTTTTCCTCGGCATGTGAACTCCGAGGTCTCTTGGTTCTTCCATCTCTAAAAACTGTGGGGGTCGAACTTGCGCCCGGCCCCCGCGCCTACCCGTCTCTGCGAAGGGGACCATCCCGAAGGATGCTCGTTCTACGCGGAGGTTGGGATGCTACTTCTTGCCGCGCCGCTTGCCGCCGTGCTTTTTGCCGCGCTTGTTGGCGACGGGACCGAAGTCGGTAAACATGGTGTTTTTCCTTTCCGCTCCCCAAAAAGAAAAAGGCGCTCCCGGTTTCCCGGAAGCGCCTTCGATTCCTCGCGGTTCGCTCTATGTTCTATTCAGATATAGACCCTATACGATTCCCTGTCAAGCACGCTGTTGGAATTGGCGCTTTTTTTTCTTCCCACTTCGCCGTACCGGACACCCCGCCTTGCGAAAAGTGGATCGTCAGCGCGCCCGTCTTCCGGCTCTCGCGGATCGACTTCAGGAACACGAACAGGTCGCGGAAGTGGACGAAATCGGAATCCGTCATCGGCTTGTCGCTATCGTGCTCCGCGTGCCGCCGTCCTTGCTTTTAAGACTGGGCGGAGTTTGATTTGAATTCGGCCTGCCGCGCCCCTGCCCCTGTTGAGGTTGGCCCGCCTGCATGTCTTCTTGCATGGCGTGCATCATCTCGGTCTCAACCTCGACCTTTTCGAACTCGGTGACAGCCACCTTGCCGCTTCGCATCAGAGGGAGTTCCCCGACGTTGAGGTTCAAGCCCTTGCCGATGGTGTGGTTGGAAACTGTGACGCCATCCTTGCGCGCTCGCAGTAGGACCAGATTGCGGCCGATGCGCGATACCTGAGCCTGGCTGAACGGCTCGATCTCGTACGAGAGCTGGTCGATTGTCCAGCGCGTGCGCTCCCAGGTGGCGAACTGCGACGGCTGGCGTCTGTCTTCTCCGGGCAGGTGCGAAGGAATGATATTTCCAGGGTCGAAGTCGATGGACTCCTTCAGCGCGCCGTCTTCCCCGAGCACGTGGAAAACCTTGTCGGCTCCCCAAAACTGAAGCGCCATCGGGTAGAAAAGTTGGTCGAACTGAGATGTGACCTCTTCCCCGCCTCGGCAGATGTCCTGCACTACCGGGCCGGCCGCCTCCAGGATCTTTTCGATGCTGTCGGCGGAAGGAACCTGCTTCGCCTTGGCGACCGCCATCAGGTCTTTCACCACGGAGAGCTTGTCGAGTTCATCGTACAGCATCGTGATGACCTGAATGATCCACTGCGGAACGTCCCAGAAGGCGACTGGAAGCAATGGCGCTACTGGGTCGCCCATTCCAAGAGCGCCTTGAATCGTCTGTCCGGGGATGCGCGTGTTGATGCGCGCCATGGCCGCCGGGTCGATCACGTTGGGGTCGTACTTCAGGGGCGGCTGCAACCGGACGAGCACGCTGTCCACGATAGCCCGCCAAATCTGGTTGATAGCCTTCTGGATCTTCCAGGTATCGTGAATGATGGACGTTCCAAGGTAGTCCCATGGCTGGTCGTCGAACCGCAGGGGAACCAGCGGGACGCGCCCGTGCAGGTATGGAGAAGACCCGTCTTTCAGCACGCAGGTGTCGGTCCAGATTACCCGGCGCCGCAACGGAAACAGCCGGCAGTCCTCCGCCGTGGCTGTACGCAAAATGGGCTGGCCGCGCAGGTCGCGCAGGCCGCTGGCGATCTGCTTCCCGACGAAGGGGACCGTGTACTCCCAGGACGTGCCGGGATCTCCCATCGGGATGTCCTGCCCGGTATTGTTCACGGAGGGGTCCATGATGTAGGTGGTGTACACGTCCACGATGGGCATTTCGTGGCCGATGGACCGTTGGGGGGTAGCCAACACGCCCAGGACGCCGTTCTGCTGCGCCGTAGGGCGCCGTACGCGGTCCCAGAGCCTTCCCATCCAGCCCGAGAACGAGCGCGTCGGCACGATCACGCTGGCGAACTGCGGGTAGTTCGCCATGACGATGTGCAGGGGAATCGGCTCCGCGATGGTCACCGCGTATGCCTTCTGGAGGTCGTTGTCCTCCGTCAGCATGACCGGGTATACGGCGGCCGGCCCGCGCACCTTGACGGCAATCTCCCCACGTCCGGGAGCATAGAAGTTCGGGTCGTACCATGGCTCCAGATATGAGGTGCCGAGCGCGCACGTCCACTGGCAGGCTTTGCGGTACTTCCGATCGGCGAAGGTCGAAGTCCACCAGTGAGACTTCATGCGGTTCAGCCGGTCCACGGACTGAATCATCTCCCGGTTCTTGGTGAGGGCCTGGCCGGTGGGCTTCAGGTTGGCTACCGTGGCCACCAAATTCCTGAAGTTCATCTTGATGCGGTTGATCGACAACGTGGAGTAGCCGGCCAGCTTGCCCGGAGAGTCGCCCGAAAGGATGTCGTAGGCGCGCGGGATCTCGTTCCAGGCCGTCTGCCCTTCCAGAAACGACTTCCCCGCCTCCAGCAGTTCCTTCATCTTCCCGAGGGTGGCGGTCTCGATCCCGTCCGCCCCGGTGAGAACCTTGAGGTAGTCGGGGGCCTGGTAGTTGTCTATCGTTGGCATTTAGGGGGCCTCAACTTGTCAAGTCTGTCTTTCCACCCAGGAACTATCCTGATCCCGTATTTACGGCATAATTCACGCTGGAGTTCGGACGGAAACGATGAAGACGTTATCCCCAGGGAACGTGGCTTCATAATTACAGTTTTGATCGTTGGCATCTTACGTCACCTCAAGTGCTTGGCTGACCGGAGTTTCTGGCGGCAGACCAAGACCCTCGCAAATCGAGTTCAGGTACGAAACCCGGTTGTTCCCGTCCACAATCGACTCATCGAGCGGAGCGTCTTTCGGAAACCCGAGGTACACGTTGACCATCTCGGACAGGGTGTATCCGTCCGCAGCGTATCGCTGAAGCTGGCCCTCCAAATCCTCCCACCCGTGGGCCTCGGTGTCGATGGTCCCGATGTCGTTAGGGCCATCGGGGTGCGAAGAATGCGGGCTGTGGCGAAGGTCTCCAGGATTATTGCGCACGGTTGGAATGGAGCCCGGCACTCCGAAGCCTTCGTTCCGCGCGATCAGTTCCGCTAGCCTGCTCATTTCCTCACTCGTCTTAAATCTCTGCCTAATGCCGGAATCAGGAACGTGAACAGCAAATCGGGACGAGCCATAACAAGTTCGTCCCAATCGGACTTCTCAACCTCAAGCTTTTCGGCAAAGAGGTTGGGGACGATTCCCGCCACCATGAATTCGTAGATGGCATCTTCAGCCGCCATTCGAGATCCAGCCGCTTCAACCACCATACGGAAAGTCAAATTGGCCGTCATTTCCGCACCTTTCCGCCGTCGCGGTTTCTTCCGTCGTCCCGATTGCTCGCGTTCTGGCTCAGCGCCTCAAAGTAGAAGTTGCCCCGGTACTTGGCGCGCGGCTTCGCATTGTTCTGGTCCATGGCGAACCGGGAGAAGTCCCGCATGTGGGGCCGCATGTGCTGCATCCGGGAACGCAGTTCGGAGCGGTTCGTGGCCGTCGTCCCTTCCGCCAGCATCTCCTTGCCGATTTGCGCCCGCTCGAATTTCTCGCGTTCCTCGCGGTCGATGGCTCGCTCGACGCCCCGGATCTCGAAAACGTTGCGAAGTTCGACGCGCTCATACTCGACGGGCTTGCGGGCGTCCGGTTGGGCTGGCACGGCGTACGTCCCGTCAGGCCGACGCCATACCACAAGCGGCTGCTGGAGTCCATCGTAGGAGTGCGGGCGCTTGCAAACGAAGATCCGCACCGCCTCCGCGCCGCACTCCGCGCACGGCTCAACGTCCTGCACTTGGGACGGGTGCCGGAACGCCTCGTACTGGTGGCCGGCGGGGCACTTCAGATCAA